GTGCAGCGGGTGCAGGCCAAGCTCGACGGCTCGACCCGCGCTCCAGACGAGCTGGCCGATCCGATCGTTAACCGGATGATGAACTCGTTGCAGGCCAGCTCACCAGGCGGGAAGCATGCCGCGGTCGATCCGATGCCGCAGGAGCAGCTCGAGCAGCTCAAGGCCCAGCACGGCGGGTGGGCAGACTCAATGCTCACACCAGGCGGCGCGGACAACTTCCAGACTCTCCGAGGCTATGAGCTGCTGCGGTCAACGATGGAGGGTGAACACGCCCCTGTCTACGCCGACACGATGTCGAATGTCGTGGCTGGCGTGAAGGGCATATTCGACTCCAAGGCCCGCCAGAACTTCCGCGACTCCACGCTGGAGGCTGGCCCCGAAGGGCGGTTCATCCGAGGCAACCGGGACTACGCCGCATCCGGCCCTCGCGAGGGCGAGCCTGCTGCATTCCGGAACCAAGACGGCAGTTCGCGATTCGCGAATACCACAACGTCCAACGTGCAGGGGCTGATGCGGGCCGGCAGCGATGTCTCCAACCCTGTCGGTGCGATGTCGTGGCCGCTGTATGAATCATTTTCCGAGTTCAGCCGTACTCCTGTTGGGCAGGCCGTGACGGGCGAGGGTGGCTCGGCGTTGTTCAATGATTACGGCTGGGACGCCTGGAGGCACATGGCCGCCAAGCGGCAGGCCTTCGACCGCGAGCAGCCGATCCTGCCGGCCGGGATGTCCCGTGAGGAATTCGACCGGCAGCAAGCAGCTCACCAGCAGGATCGCGCCGAGGGGCAGGCCTGGGGGGCAACGACTTGGCCCAACGTCCAGAATGCCTTTGAGCAGACGGGGCTGATGTTCTCTCCCCAAGCGTGGGGCGGCGGCGATGCCCCAGCTCCCGAGCCGGTCAAAAAGACATGGGGGCCGCCACTCTACAACGACTACGGCCCGAACTTCCTGCCGAACACGGTGGGTAACATTCCATCTGCCGCCATCATGGCTAGTGCGGCAGCGACCGGCGGGATCAGCGGCCTAGCTTCCGGAGCATTCAAGCCGTCAGGTAGCACCGTCCGGAGTCTCATTAACTCTGGAATGGGCCTCGGCAAGGGGGCGGTGCGAGGAGCTGGGGCTGCTGTGACGAGCCAAGCCAAGGACATCCCGGCCGACTTTGGCACAGACATGGGGATCGGTGGTGGCATCGCCGGCTGGGCGAACTACCGCAATTACCTCCTGACACCGCAGGAAGACAACGCCCTGCTCCCCGATGTTGATCCAAACGAGATGTCGATCGATGAGCTGAACCAGGCTCGAACCGATGCGATGAACGAGAGAGAGAAGAGGTTCCGATCGAACCAGTGGCAGTGGGGTAGGCAATAAAAACTGCTGACATCGCGTGCATAGCTGCCCCCAGAATCGGCAGCACCTCAAGGAGGGCATGCACATGTCGGAAGAAGAAGTAGCAGACGTTGGCTCTACGGAAGCATTCTCTGACTCCTCGGCCGCGCCCGAGATTGATTCGTCGCCGGCCCAGGCAGAAGGATCGGAGGCCTCCGCAGGAAGCGGAGAAGTCTGGGGTGCATTCCGCCAGCTCCCGCAATTCCAAGGCTCCGATGACCGAGCCATCGCCTCCCGGCTCTACGAAGCCCTCCAGCGAGAGCAGTCTGCTACGCATGCTCTCCAGCAGTATCAGTCGCTGATTCCCGTCACTTCCGAGTATCTCTCGAAGAAAGAACCGTTTGAGCGGTGGCTGGCATCGCAGCAGCAGCAGGCACAGCAGCAAGTGCCGCAGATGATGCAGCAGCCGGCGCAACCCGAGCAATCGCCTTGGTGGAACCCGCCAAAGCTGCGAGATGCCTACCGGCAGTACCTCGTGCGCGACGAGAGCGGCCGGGAGATGATTTCACCGGAAGCTCCGCTCGACGCCCGCCACGCCCTCTCCGAGTACCAGGCGTACAAAGCCAACTTCGCTCAGAAGTTCCTCGAGGATCCCCAGGCAGCTCTCGGCCCGATGGTCGAGAAGGTGGCCGTTGAGCGGGCCGAGAGCATCGTCCAAGAGCGGTTGGGACGCATGCAGGAGGAGCAATTCGTCACTTCTCTGGAGCAGCAGAACTCAGATTGGCTGTATGACCAAAATGGTAATGCATCCCCAGAAGGGCTTCTTGCCCAGAAATATATACAGGACGCACGGTCACTGGGCATCCAAGGGGCGAAAGCCCGTTGGGAGTATGCGACTCGAATGGTTGAGAGAGACTTGCTTCTCTCAAACATGCAGAGATCACAACAGGCCCAGCAGTATGCGGCGCAGGCTCCGATGCCTGCACCGCAGCCGCCCGTGAATCCTGCCAACACTGCTGCTCAAAGAAACATGGAGTACTTGCGTACACAAGCCATGCGAACTGCGAGCCAGCGGCCGGCGGCGACAACCGATGCAAGAGTTCCAACCAAACCAATGACCTTTGCCGAAAAACTTGCGGTGCAACTGCAAGAACAAGGCATGGCCTGACACTCCTAAAGAGGAAACAGAGACATGGCGTCACCCACCGATTGGGCGAGAGTTATTGGGACTACAATTGTACAGCATACGCGCGAAGAGGAGCTGGCGACGTTTCGCAAGTTCAAGATCTTCGCGATGCTGGAGTCGTCCGGCAACGTGGTGATGAACCAGAGCGGTCGAGGTTTCGATTGGAACGTCCGGTACAGAAATGCGCCCGTATCGGGGAACACAGGTGACACGCCGAGGACGTTCAGTCGCATCAACATGTGGAAGCGGGCCGAGCTTCCGTGGAGGGGATTCACCAGTACTGATGCCGTGTATCGACGGGAGCTACTCGAGAACCGCGGCCAGCAGGCACTCGTTGACGTTGCCGGCAAGATGGCCAGCCGTCTTCAAGAGTCGCTCGAGATGCATCTCTCGTATCAGCCGTACAAGGACGGCAATGCGGCGAATGCGGAGAACGACTTCCACGGCATGGACTCGTTCCTCAACTACAGCGGCACGGTCGATGAGTCGAATGCCAAGGTCGCGGAACCTCGCTCTTCGAGCAACACGGCCGATCGCTACGGCTTCCCCGATGACACCTACGCCGGCCTCTCCACGAAGCTTGGCTACTACGGTGGCGGTCGCATCAACGCGACCACGGGAACGTGGCCCAACGTGCCGGTTGACAGCGAACTCGACTTCTACTCTCCGGTCGTGATCAACTACAACGCCAGCTCGTTCAACGCTGCCGGCAACAAGAACTGGAAGTCGAACTGCATCTTCGCGATCCGCGAAGGCATTCACCAGTGCAAGCGGAACGACACGAAGGAATCGCAGATCGACATGGTCGTTCTCGATCGCCAGCTCTACATCCAGTTCCTCAATCAGTACGCTGACAAGGAGCGGATCCAGATCACCAAGGAAGGTGGTCTGAAGGCGATGGGCTTCTCCGATGTCACGACCCTCGACGGCGTCGAGGTCTGCTCGGAGTACGCTTGTCCAGCAGGTCGAGGCTACGGCCTGTCGATCGGCAACATGGAGTTGCGATGCCTGGAAAACCAGCTTTTCGTCGCGGAAGGCCCCTTTTTCGACGAGGAGACCCAGGCATATAGGTACGCCTGTTCATCTCTCGGCAACCTGCGTTTCCGTTCGCCTCGCAACTTCTTTCTGCTCGCCCCCGTCACCGCGGCTGCTTGACCCCCACAAGGAGAACCCAGAGTCATGTCGAGCTTATTCTCTGATCCCCCGTTCCGCCGTGGCACGACGCTGCTCCAGAGCGAGGACATCGACCTCAACAAGGACACCGGACTGCCGATTGCCGGCGGCGAGATCGTTGGTCAGGTCAAGGTCTTCCAAGACGTTAACCCATCGACCGGCGCTCGTCTCAGCAATCGGCTCGTCTACTGCGTGGCGGCCCGCTACACGGGAACGACTGTCAGTGACGCCACGACGGTGGCTGGCGAAGTCTTCCTCATGGACTTCAACTACCCTCTCGGCGGTGCCTTCAGCACCAAGGGTACGGCCAGCAACGTCCTCGCAGGCCTCGCCTTCGGTGTGCTGGACGAGTATCTGACCGGCGCGCTGCGGCAGAACGACATCGTCTGGCTCGTCATCAAGGGGCCGGTCGATGTCAAGCAGTCCGCTGCTGCCATCAATGCCGGCGCTCAGGTGCAAGTCTCGGCAACCGCCGGCCAGATCGCATCGTACTCCTCGGGGTTGGCAATCGGTCAGCAGATCGAAGGTGCCAACTCCTCGGCGGCTGTGCAGCTCACGCGAGTCAACTTGGTCAGCACTCAGGTCTGATCCGAGATTCGCGAAACACGAAACCGATAACAGCTCGCGGCTCATCACCGCGGGCTGTTATTCTTTACGGACATGGAAGAGCGAACGTGCAACGTCTGCGGCGGCACCTATCCTCTCGATAGGCAGCACTTCCGGTGGCGTAAGGACTTGGAAATCTTCACGGCTGAATGTCTCTCCTGCCGCGTCAAGCAGCGGCGAGAGAGCAAGGAGCGTGCGGCCTTCAAGCGGGCCGAGGCTCTAGCCACGATTGAGTCGGCCGGCGTAGACATCTTCCTCCGCTCGGCCCAGAAGGGCGGCTCCAACATTCCGCACACCGCGGAGGTGATTGAGAAGATCTTCCAGTACTTCGGCGGCAGCGGTGGTATGGCCGCGGTGATGGTCAAGCAGTACTGGGACGCCGCACCAGGCAGCTCGGCCCGCAACCGCCTGCTCGAGACGATCTGCCGCATGGTCACGAAAAACGTGGACTCTGGCGGCGCAAAGAAGCCCCTGTCCCTGTGGACAGAGGAGGAGCTGGAGAACGAGCTGAACCAGCGATTTGAGCAGGCTCTGTCTGCTTTCCAGGGGAGAACCATCAATGTCAGACCCGCAGAAGCCCTCCCGGCCCCGAAAGAAGCGGCACCCGAAGGTGAAGCCGCCGCAGATCCCGAACATACCGACGATATCCGAGTACCAAAAAGAAAGCCTCAAAGAACTCCAAAGCGAGCTGCGAGAGCGGAGGACAGAAGCTCTACGCCTCTACAAGGCGAACCCGCAGCAGGAGGAGATCCACAAGTGCCGAGCGAGTGAGATCCTGGTCATCGGTGGCAATCGATCCGGCAAGTCACTCTGCACATTCGTGGAGGACGCCAGAGCCTGCACCGGCCAGGATCCCTATGACAAGTATCCAAAAAAGGATGGGATTCTCGTCATCATCGGGCGCGATTGGAAACACATCGGTCTTGTCGTGGTGCCTTACTTGTTCGGTGTCGGGGCATTCAAGATCATCAAGGATGAGAAGACGGGCGAGTGGCGGGCATACGATCCCGTCGCTGACGTTCACCGAAAGGCCGAGGCGAAGCCAGCTCCACCGCTAATCCCTCCGCGGCTGATCAAGGCCTCGAGCTGGGTGCTAAAGAGCGCCAACTACATGCAGCAATGCACCCTTGTTAATGGCTGGGTAATACACTTCTTCAGTAGTGAAGGCGAGCCGGCGCAAGGATATTCCGCAAATCGTATCCACTGTGACGAGGACTTAAACGACGAGCGTCACATCCCCGAGGCCCAGGCGAGGCTGGCGGATCGTAAGGGTGTCTTTTGCTGGAGTGCCATGCCGCACTCCACGAATAATGCCCTGTTGAATCTCAAGGAGCGTGCCGATTCAAGTGAGCAAGCCCTCGGTGACAAGTCTCCGATCCGGCAGTTCAAGCTGCGCTTTTTAGACAACCCCTATATCGATGATGAAGAAAAGAAGAAGAGCATCGAGCGGTGGGCCGCATCGGGCGAAGACGTTCTCCGCATGCGAGCCGAGGGTGATTTCATCACGGACTCCGTGTTGGTCTACCCCACGTTCGACATGCGGATCCACGGCTACAAGCGAGCCGAGCTGAAGGACGGGCAGATTCCCTACGATTGGTGCCGGTATGCGGTGATTGACCCTGGTCACGCTGTGACGGCCATCCTGTTCGCAGCCGTCCCGCCCACCGAGGATTACTGGCTGATCTATGACCAGCTCTACCTACGCCAGTGCAACGCCCAGATCTTCGGTGAGAACTTTGAGCGGAAGGTCATGGGCTGGCACTTCCATGCCTTTGTGATCGATGCCCACGGCGGCCGGCTCCGCGACATCGGCTCGGGCCGGCTCCCGGTGGAGCAGTACACCGAGCAGCTCGTCAAACGCAATATCCGAAGCCAGATCACCGGCGCGTCATTCCTGGCGGGATGCGATGACATCATCGCCCGCTGCGAGTCCACCCGAAACGCCCTCCACATCCGTCCTATCGGGACGCCGCTGCTTCGCGTTCTAGAGGGTGCAGTCCCAGACCTTGAGCGGGAGATCAAGAGGTATAGGAAACAGGTGAACTACGTTTCCGGCACGGCGATCGTCACCGACAAGCCGAACACCAAGGGCGAAGTCCATTTGTGCCAGTGCCTCGAATACCTCTGCGCATACCGCCCGCGTTACCACCGGCCGCCAGCTCGCTCAAACGAACCCGAACCTTGGTGGGTTAAGTGGCTGGCCGGCCGGAAAAAACGGCTGACAGAAGACGGTGGTTCGTATGTCTACTTGGGGCCACAAGGAGGACGAAATCCATGAGCGAGCGTTGGACAATGCCGATCCCGAACATCGGGGATGTGGTGCTTTTCAGCACCGACTACCGGGGGTTTTCTGACCCAATCGCTGGATGGGTCGCGTCAGAACCGGGTGATTCGACCATAAGCATCGTGACGTTCACGCCAACCGGCTACGCCCTGGTACGGAACAGCGTCCATCACAAGGACGATCCGGCCCTCCAAGGTGATCACGGCTGGCAGGATCTCGGTGCCTGGGACTTCGCTCCAGGCACGAAGGCGATTCGTGAGCTGATGGCACCACCGGAAAAGAGCGAGAAGCAACGTGGCCGAGAAGCTTCCAGCAAGTAATCCATTGCGTCAGATTGTCAGCACTTGGACAAAGAAGCTGAAGGCTGCGCAGGAATATAAAAAGCCGTTCACCGAAGATGCGAAGGAGGCTTCGCAGTTTTACGATGGTGAACACAACTGGATGTGGCGGGATTCGTATGCCCGCGGCGAGCGCGGCTACAACTCATCGATTGCGCCCCCCGCATTTAGAATTCAGCTCAACCGTGTTTTTGAGCTGGTCGAGATCTTTGCCAGCGTTATCTATCACCGCAATCCAGTGCGAACTGTGACGGTGATGGAGCATCCGAAGCTCACGCCAGATGCGTTCGGCATGGACGCCCCGGCCGGCCCGATGGGGTTGACGCCCGAACAGCAGCAGATCATGCAAGTGGGGATGCAGGAAGAGCAGGACGTTAAGAGCAGGAAGGTTGCCTCCCAGCTTCTTGAGAGCTATCTCAACTGGAGTCCCGTCGAGCTGGACTTGAAGAAGCAGGCCCGCCGCGTTGTCAACGAGGCGATGATCAAAGGCATGGGCGTCTTCTGGACAGAGATGACCATCGTTGACACCAGCGGTGACTCAAGCCGCCCTCCGATGCGAATGATCGGATCTTTTTATGACACCGTGGACAACTTGCTGATTGATCCGGATTTTGAAAATCCGGATGACAGTCTGTGGTGTGCAAGGAAATGCGTCAGGCCGATGGCGGAAGTGGCCGCCACCTATGGCATTCCGATTGAGGATCTGAAGAAGCACCTTGAGCGTGACGAGAACAAGCTCGGCCGCGAACCTCGAGGCAAGAAGAAGACATACGAAAACACCAACGAGCTGGTCACGTTCTGGAAGATTTGGAGCAAGACCGGCACTGGCGATCGGCTGAAGGACTCCCCCAAAGACTCTAAGGGCGTCTTCGATAGCCTGGGCAAGTATGTCTATCTGGTCGTGTGCGAGGGCGTGCAGTATCCGTTGAATGTCCCGCCGTCCGTGATGGACGAGGAAGTGGATCCGCAGCTCGGGATCCCGCAGAGCCTGGTGGCTAGGACTTCGTGGCCCATTCCGTTCTACGCCGAGCCGAATGGATGGCCGTTCACGCCGCTGGCATTTCATTGGAAGAGCGGATACGCCTGGCCCATCAGCCACATCCGGCCGGCGATCGGTGAGCTGCGGCTGCTGAACTGGGCAATGTCGTTCCTCGCCACTCGCATCGCGACGAGCTGCGAGACAATGGTTGCCGTTCAAAAAGCAGCCGACCAAGACATCAAGGATCAGATTTTGGCCCCGAGTGAGGGCGGGTTCAAGATTGTTGAACTGTCAGAATTGTTGGGCCGACGCATCGAAGATGTGATGTCGGTGTTTCAGTTTCCACAGGTCACCAAGGATCTGTGGGACATCATCTCTGCGGTGTCTGATCTGTTCGCTCAACGCACCGGCCTAACTGAACTAGTGTACGGTTACACCAGAAATCAGTTCAGAAGTGCAGCAGAAGCAACGATCAAGAACGAGAACATTTCGGTCAGGCCCGACAACATGGCGAATGAACTCGAGGACTGTATGTCCTTGTTGTCTCGCCGCGAAGCTCTCGCCGCTCGTTGGCTGCTTGAGCCGCAGGATGTCGTGCAAGTGCTTGGCCCTCTCGGTGCCGCGGCGTGGGGCCAGCATGTGATGCAGCGTGACATCGTCGCACTCACCCGCGACTTCCTCTACCGAGTAGAAGCCGGCAGCGCGAGGAAACCGAACAAAGCCACCAGGGTGGAGCAGATGCAGCTCGCGGTGCAGACGCTCGGCCCGATTCTGTCTGGCTTGGTGGGAGCCGGCGTTGTCGATCCGTTCAATGCACTGATGAAGGATTGGGCCGGAAGCTTGGATATCGATCCCGAACCGTATCTCGTTCCGAAGCCACAACCCCCTGCCGCCGCGCCGCCGTCGCTCCCTCCCACCGATGGCAGTGCTGCGGCGGCAGGGGCGCCACCACCGCGGCTTCCGGCGCCCGAGCCAAAGATCCCCCCAGAACTCCAACCACCAGTTGGCTAATGGATAAACGACTCCGGAAACGGCAGTCGAACCTCTGGTTGCGCTACGGGATTACCCTAGCAGCATTTGAGAAGCTCCATGCCAGAAACAAAGGTAGGTGCGAGATATGCGATCT